GTCCGTGAGGTGAAGGGAGAGACTTCCGGGGCGGAGAAGAAAGTGGAGCGGCATTCTTTGAGAGGCAGGACAAACAAGACGAAGTTTATTGTCTACCTGTCGGATGTGGAGAAGGAGCAGTTGGATTCTTTGGTTCGCCATAGGAATGATAGGGGTCCTTCTGATTTGATTAACCAGCTACTTTGCACAGCTTTAAAAGCACTGAGGTCGATATGAGCGATGGAACTGAACTGGCAGATTTGGTCTTATCTCACGTAAACAACAAGTCTGTTGAACGTGGTGATGGCAGGTACTACCCACGAACATCTGCGGTAGGTAGATGCATTCGGGATATGACCATGCACAAATATGGTGAGCCATGGAGCGACCCTCCCCAAGCGATGTGGGGAACACAGTTCCGCTTTAATGTGGGTCACGATACAGAGGACCGCCTCATTACAGCGATGGAGGAGGCAGGTCTTTCTGTTACCTGCCAGCAGATGACTGTGGAGGCGACGACCCCCATGGGTCTTAAGGTCCTTGGTCATATGGACGGCATCGTTGTTGTGCCCCATGACCTGCCTGTGGCTACCGCTGGCAAGTGGTACGTGATGGACGTCAAGAGTGCTGGCCAATACATGTATGGCCGCATCTACGACCCTGAGCACAGCAAGCCAAAAGAGGAGCACGTCCGCCAGGTTGCTGTATACGCGGAGAGCGTGATTAAGGACTCGAACTTCCCCGCTATTAACGGAGTGAAGGTGCGTGACCTAGTGTTTGAAGATTACGAATTCGGTGGAGGTTTGATTGCATACCTGTCAATTGAGCGACCCACCAAGGGGTATGGACCCAAGAAGGTTGACCTTCCAAAAGTTCACTTTACCCCATTTGAGATTGACCCTACGGAGGTCGATGTATACCTGGACCTGTACGATGAAGTGGAGATGCACCATCAAAACAGTACAGTTCCGGGTATTCCTGACAAGGACGACGGGATGGTATGGAACGGCATTCGCTGCTCCACTCGATGGTGCCAACGGTACAGCGTCTGTCAGGGATTGGTTGAGCCTAGTAACCCTAAGTTAAAGGAGGTCCTTCATGGATAGGGATACACTGTTTAAGAGCCTTGCAGAGCACTATGTTCTCGAGCCGGACAAGGACTGGTGGCAGCATCGCCAGTCACGCAAGTGGGTATTGACTCACTCTGCAGTGCAGAAGATTGCATATCAGGAAACCCCTGAAGGATACGTCATTCACGTCCCTGGTCGGTCTGACATTGATTGGATAAAGAAGGGTGACGCTGCTGAAGGTGGCATGCATGGGCCGGAAGTAGTGATTGGAGCGGAGTTCCGCTTGATGACAACCAGCGGCAAGGTCATCCGCAAGGTATATGCCATTGGTGAGGCCAACTGCAACAACGTCAACAAGAGTCTACCATACCCTTGGGCGATGGCATGGAAAAGAATGTTTGACCGTGGCGTTTTGGACGTTTTGGCATTTGCTTCTCATGGCTTCTACTCAGCAGAAGAGGCGGATACGTTTAACGACCCGTCACAACGAGTCAGCGTGAAGCAGGAGGTTGCACCAACGCCAGCACCTGTAGCACCAGCGCCTCAACCTGTAGCGCCACAGGCCGCTGCGCCGAAGGCCCCGCAACCACGGGCACCTGAGCCGCGAGCGCCTGAGCCAAAGGCACCGCCAAAAAAGGTTGAGGCCCAGGGGGATGATGAGTTGATTCGCTTTATTACTGCCAATGGCGTTGTAAGCAAGGGCGACATCTGCAATCACATGGGGTGGGAGCCAGCTTCCTTCCTGGGTCGGATTAACCCGCTTGTTGATTCTGGCGTTTTGATTCGGACAGGTCAGAAGAGAGGCACGAAGTACTCTATGGCGCAAGAAGGGGTTGCTCCTTCTACTCCATCTAGCTTGCCCCTAACTCAACAGGAGTACCATGTCGTATGGCGTGATGTTTCTGAAAGGTTGCGGTCCTTTGGGATGTCTCAGCTTGTGATTAGTCGCATTGTGCGGGAAGTCACAGGGCATGAAAGTGCAATTGCAGCGCATCAAAATGGCTCTTTAACGAAAGAGTCGGTTGATAAAATTTTTGCTCTAGGGCAAGAATGGAGTTCCTCTACCAATTCAGGCGGAGGTATTACTCATGGTCTTTGAGAAGATACGGGGGTTGCTCTCCGTCGATTCAGGGGCACTGCTCAATGGACGCATTGAGGAGCCGGGAGCATGGTCAGGGCCATGCGGCACTCGCTGGAAAGCGGGGGGACTCATTTACCCTGGTGAGTTTCGCGTCGTCCCCACCCGGAAGACTAAGGTGACACCTGCCTCGAGTGGTGTGACTGCTAGGAGAGACTGGCACTTTTTTCCCAACACAATTTGGAGTGTGCAACGCACACAAGGAGGAGGTTATGAAGCTTCGGGATAAAGCTTTGGGGCTGGTCTCTATTGCGGAGACGTTAATGCTGGAGGTCGCGAATGCGGAGGCTGGAAACAAGTCGGCTAACAAACGAGCAAGAACACTTTCGGTCGCAATCAGGAAAGAATACAAGGCTCTTCGCGAGCAACTTTTACTGCTTGAGAAAGGAGAACTCTAATGAGAGATATTAATGAAGCAACCGTCCTGGGGACCGTGAACCAACCTGTTCGCGTAAACCCCACAAAGAACGGCTCTGTCGCCAACGTATCGGTGGAGACAAAGCAGGTGCGAGGAGATAATTCTTTTAGCACTTACCACAACGTAACATGCTGGAATGACCTAGCTGACATTGCGTCTACCTTGCAAGAGGGTGACCGAGTGTTTGCTACAGGGCGCATCAGCACGGATTCTTACGAGAAGAATGGTCAGAAGATTTATAAAAAGATTCTTACCGCTTCCGCTTTTGCGAAGATTGCTCAAGGTGCAGACAGTGCTGAGAAGCCATCTGCAGCGCCCAGTGGACCACAAGGAGGGCCACCAGGCTCGGGTTTTAGCGGAGGGAAGGGCGGTAGGAGTGCCTTTCCCTATACGGATATCGTAAATAAAATCTCCTGGGATAAACCTGAAGCAGACGGCTTTTCTTATGCCGGAAAAGAAGGAGAGGAATACTGCGTCTCATGGGCAGACCCAAAGGACCCCGCCAAGGGCGGAACTCTATACATCTTTAAGGATGTTGAGGGGTGGTCCCCTAATGGTCGTGTTGGTGATGACTCAGACATTCCGTTTTAACCTATGAACTTGATCCTTGACTCAAAGACGATACGAACGCATCCTGCATTTGCATCTCCCCTTCGCGTTGGGGTTCTTGCTCATCTGGCTGCCTTCGCTGCACCAGTTGAAACAACTATTGGGGAAGCCTCCATCGCTCCCTTGTGTTTTTTTGTTTCACCTGCAGCGTTGGCAGCCACCCTTTCTGCCTCTCGTCCTCAAATAGAAAATGCCATCGTGGACCTGTGCAAGCACGAGCTTATTCGTGTGGATAAGCACCAGGGCAAGAGAGGCGAGTGGCTCATTGACATGACGAAGTGTGCCGACATGATGGTCGGTGACGATGGGGTAGAGCCTCCCAAAGAAGTCCCAATAAGAGACTTGATGAGCCGCTGGGACGAGTTGTATGAAAAGAAAAACGAATACAAGTACGTCCGCTCCCGCTCTGACTATTGGAAAGAGCTAGGAGACTGGAACCAACTGTACCAAACGCTTGAAGACCAAATTTTTGTGGCGATGGAAAGATACTTTGATGACATACGCTTTAAGCAATGGGGCTATGCATTCAAAGTATTCTTTAAGTCCGCCCCCCAACTGGCCCAGCAGGACCAAAAGCGAGCTTGGAAATTCCGATGACAAGAAAGATGAATGGAGACGTGACATGGAAAACAGAGTTTTATTTCTTGGCTTCGCTCTTGAGGGCACCTAGGTATATACACTCTGTAGACCAACCGCATAGCTTAATTGCAAACAAAGAGTTGCTCTCCCTTTTTAGGATGATGGAGCAAGCAATTAATCGAAGGGGAGCAGATGACCCCTTGATGGACAAACTTGATTACGAGGAGCTTGAATTAACTGCAGAGTTTTCTCGAAACACCAGCATGGACGTGCGCTCTGTATGGAAAGACTTGTCAGACCCTACAATTAAAGCGGCTCCTGAAAGGTTCCACCAACTCCTCGAGCATTACGCCGCACTGAGGTTTCTCGAGGATAAGTTCTCAGACCGAATGGCCCAGCTAGAGCAAGGTGTTTACGGACCTGAAGAGACAGTTAATCACATTCAAAGCGATGTGGTTAGCTTGCATATGTCCGAGCAGCACGAATCAAACACCGTTAGACGAATGATGCACGACATGTGGCACCAGAGATTTAATAATCCGTCTGCTTTAATTACCACTGGCTTTAAAAAGATGGACGACATTATAGGTGCTCTTGTCCCAGGGTGTACTTACCTATGGACCGCAAGGACATCCCACGGGAAGAGTTCATGGGTGGCCCAGGTTGTCAACCACCAGGCCAAAGCAGGTCACAGGGTAGGCATCATAAGCCTGGAGGACTCCAAGTCTGTATGGGCATCCCGGTGGATGTCTAAGGTCTCTGGCGTCCCCCTTGGAAAGATTAGGGATAATGTTCTGACATCTCCAGACTCTGAGCAGCTTACCGATAGAGAGGCTGCTGCTATTGAGAACAGCACGGAAGAGGATTACCTAGACAATATATTCCTGGCAGATGCAAAGGGTGGTCGTCTTACAGACGTGCTGCGGGTGATGAATGACCTTTGTGTCAGGCAGGGGTGCCAAGTTATTTGGATAGATTATCTTCAGGCGATATACGCGGACGCTCGCAACACGCGCTCGCGCAGAGATTGGCTAGAGTATTGCTGGGCTATGATGGAGAGGGAGGCAGATAGACTGCAAGTCCCCTTGATGCTAACGGCGCAGCTAAACCGGGAGTGGGAAAGCCAGCCACTTCCTGCGATGCCTGGACTCCGGCACACGGAATGGATTGGTGCTGCAGAGCAAAAGTGCTACGTTGGTGCCGTAATATACAGGCCATTTAGAGATCCTCGTCACTCAGACGCAGAAAGAATGGCTCGCTTTAATGACTTGCTAATAAATATCGAGAAGTGCAAACAGGGAGAAAATGTTGCGATTAAGTATAAGTTTGAACCATCGCAATGCTTAATATCGGAATTATGATTCATCCAATTGAAATAATAATAATTATCTTTGTGGGATTATCTGCCATGGACATGGCTGAAAGGTATAAGCTTGGCAGTTCTCACCGAGAATTAAAAAAACTAAAGGGCCTTAATTACTTTGAAAAAAAGTATGTTAAGGAATACGACCACTTCTTTAAGCCAGAGCTATGGCACTGGACTGCGCTTGCATTGGGCGCGGTTGCAGTTGCTCACAGGGTATTATGATTCACGTAGAAATACACGGCACCCATATGCCAATTAAAAAAGACGGGGCTGATGAGTCTGACAAAAAGAAGTGGAGAAGGATGGACCCTCTTTATCTACTCAGGATGGCCCTTGCTAATAAATTAAGAAGCAAGCACTGGAGATATGCTCATGGCGCAAAAACAAAATGGATGGCGGCTGCCGAGACCCACTCCAAAGTCAGCGGGACTCCGATTAAAGGCTCCGCAATTGTCGTCGTCGAGTACGCGCTACCCGGAGGATGCGACATCGACGCACCCGTCAAAGTCCTCCTCGACGCATACCAAGGAGTCTTGTTCGAGTCAGGAGACGACAAAGACATCGAGTCCCTTGTCCTCAGAAGACATAAGCCAGTAAGAAATAAACTCCAGCCACAGGTACATATCTATGCATACTCCAAAGAGTCCGAAATCGACGAAGCCCGTAGAAGGGCCACAGGAGCCTTCGACAGCATCCACCCATACCAACCCATATCTGAGTGCCATGCAGAGCCTTGAGCGGGAAGTTAGGGGCCTTAGTCGGGGCATTGAGTCAGACTTCACTCACCTGATGCAGAAGGTTGCTAAGTATAGGAAGGCGAAGCGGCGGAAAGATGCGATGGGTTTTAAGGAAGAGGGCTGGTACATAGACACAAAAGAAGACCTGCGCCTTCGCTCTATAGAATTAAAACACATGGAATTAAAACTACTTACATTGAAGGATAGGAGTAGTAATGGAATATAATACTAATGATAATAGTAGTAGTGATAATATACTATACTATACAGACCGAAGAGATGTTTTAATTCGCACATTAAAAGAATTATTAATTGATGCGGAGGAGGGGCGCATTCAGTCCGTGGGTGTTGTGGCCTTAATGTCCAATGGGGATGTCCATTGCCAGGAGTCTTACAAGAACAACACCGACCGTCTTGCCTTGATTGGAGCCACGCAGCTTTTATCTAGGCACATTATGGAATCTAAATGATAGTTCCTTTATTTTTTCTTTCGAGTGGTCTTGCGTTTTTTAGTTACTGTGCTTGCTGCTTTCTTCCGGTTAGTGGAGCGGGACACCACTCGAAGGTTGCTCTTTTTATTTGAGCCACCCTTAGACAGAGGCTTCTTGTGGTCTACCTCTTTGCCTTTACCGGGTTTTAATTTCTTATTGGCAGCGTTTCTTTTTGCTCGGGCTTTCTTGGCCTTAGTAGACGCATGGTCCCTGGCATACTCTTTCTTGTAATTTCTTTTTGATTTCTTGGTGGGCATCCGTTCCTCGCTATGGCTCTGTTCCAGGGCCTTCCATACATACATGCCTATAGCAGTATGCCACAGTTTGAACGGCATCGCTTTCTGTTTCTATAGTAACATCCGAAACACAAGCTTTAACTTGTTCCAAAGAGTTGCTACCGACACAGCCAGCACCCCCAGCAGCCACAGAAGTCGAGCCGAGCACATTTGCGATTCCTTTTAAAAGGCAAAGCCCCAATCCTCGACCAGAGCAAGAGGCTGAACGGTTCACTAAACATTGTCCAAATTCTCCATAACCTTCCCCATTGGAGGGTTTTTCACAGCCAGCAGATGCTTGAGACGCACACGCAAGCGATGTATGAAAAGCGCAATCGGTGGCAGATACCACAGATTCTTTAAATATGCGCCTAGATTGTTCCGTGCAGCCACACGTATTTAAAACAAGAATAAGGAAAAGGCTCACGGCAAAGAACCCCCAGAGATACAACTGAAGCTCTGCCATTGGGTTCTTCTCTGGCTTACTCTGCGGGCGTTGAGCTAGCAGGTGGCTGAGAAGCCCTTTCAAGGACTCGAATAATTTTTTCAATGCTTTCATCAGTTACCTCTCCAGGCCCAAGCCATCTCTCCATGATGCCATCCCCCAGCCCTAAAAAAAGAGCCACAAGGACAATAAATACAATGGATGAAAGGGCGTGTGTGTTTGAAAGAATGGCATTGACGGTGCTCGAGGGCTGCATCTTTTTATCAACGCAGTCAATAAGCTTATCCATCTTCCCATTTAACAAAACAAGTTGGCCATTTAAATCGAGGGCCTCTTTTTGGTTATCAAGGATTTCCCTTAACAGCACATTTGATTCGTCGTTAGACACGCTGGCCATCCCGTTGAAGTGTTCTTTGCTCATCTCTAATCGACTTCTTTATTACTTTAATTTGCTGCGAGAGGGTAGGATTAATGTCGTTTGACTCCATCATTATGTCCTCCCCACCAATTACTCCTGCTCTGAAGTAATTTAAGTATGCTGGTTTGTAGTCTCTGACAAGCTTATCAAGTCCCGATTCAGAAGAATCAGAGCCAGTGGAGTAAGTATACCCCCAGGCTTGCTTTGGATTACGTGGATTTTTTCTCCCGGTACCAACCATAGCGCATCGCTGGTCAGGACGCATGCTCGGGGAACTCCACCTGTTTTTAAACTTCTTAGAAATTGTAGAAATTCTAGTTCCATAAATCATTGGCTCATAGTAATCGAACACCTCCATCATCTCCGATGTGACCTTCGATGAAAAGCAATTTGCGAATAATTTTACTCTTGGTGCCAATAATTTAAACTGCTCTGCAAACTCAATCGCAGTGCCTTCGGGGTCTTCAGAGGCATTCCATTGCTTTTCAGCATTCCAATGATAACCAACTAAATTTAATTTCTTACAAAGGTCTGCGGCTGCAGTTGCCTCTTTTTTTGCTTTTTCTTTGGTGAGACAGTAATGGAATCCCCACCCGTGATGCTCTAGATTTAGATGTGCGGCCTCTACAAGCACTGACGCAGCCTCTTGTAGCTGAAACTTAGAGGAGCCGTCTAAGACCTTTACAGAGATCGCATCAAACCCATCTATGCTAGAAGCCCAGTCCTTATGGAGTTGAGACTTCTTCCATACAGTTAAAATGAATTTAGGATAATTCTTTTTGGCTAAGGCCCGTTTAATGGCCCTGATGATGCGAGCGATGAGGGAGTATTTGATTGGCATGTTGCCCCATTATTTCTTGGCTGCCTTTTTTGCAGGGGCTTTTTTGGCTGGAGCTTTCTTTGCTGGCTTCTTTAGTGCAGCAATGTCTTTTACAAGACCCTCCATAACAGTGATGACATCATCTACTTTCTTTTCAATTTCATCAAACTTTGTCTCGGCGTTATCAAGACGAACATCAAGTTCATCCAATCCGTCAATGACAAGGGTAACTTTCTTAGAATCGTTATGACGCAAGCCCATCAGAAATATCTCCGTAGTTCCATCCAATAACATAGCAACGGTGGTTAGGGGAGCCGCCAGTAGTATTGGAAGTAAATTTAAAGTAAGAGACTGGACCTACAATAGCCTCATCTCCAAACCCACCGTAACTCTCAGTCCCGGTTGCAGTTATTGCAACTATAACTTCTTCTACCCCGGTAGGCCGAACAACAGACACGGTGAGAGTTGGAGTTCCGCCGCTCGTACCCATATTGGTAGTCACTACTTGGATCATCCATTGAGTCTTGGAAGTCCATCCAACAAAATTAGATGAGGCTGCCAGTGGAGACATATCTGAGTCACCGGCAGTCGGGGCAACGCTTTTGTTCTGTGTCCCATTGGCGTTAAACGCGGGAGGGAAAAAGATAGACTTGCTTGTCGTTGACGCAGCAGTGTCATCAAGAAGATTTGAATCCGCTGATGTCGTGCCAGTCACGCCCCAATTCCCGTCACCAAGATTGGAGACAAGTACTCTGATATTACCAGCCATGGCTTAGTACCCCATCTTCTTCCCGCTCTTCTTGGAAGAGTTGTGATTCTTTTTGGATTTGGACTTAGAGTCCAGGCTCTTTGTGCTGCTAGCCTTGTCGCTGCTCTTCAACTTAGTGTGAGAGTACTTAGGCAAGCTATAATCCTTTCCGTAGTCTGGCATGACTTTCTCCTTTTGTTGCTAGGGTATACCACAATTGGTTAATTGCTCAATAGCTAATTACTTTACAGCGGGGCGATGCCCAACTCCTCCTTAATCAGACGTAGTTCCTCTACCTCTTCTGGAGTTAGTTCCTCGTCGTTAAATTCAATGTCATCAAAATCCTCCTGCCTTGCCGGAGGGGCGACATCCATATCATCAAAGGTTGGCGCTGGAGACGGAAGAGAAAACTCTGGGCCTCCAAATGGGCTGGCTTCGTACTCAGCCAAGCTAACATCCTGCCCCAACACAAGCGCCTTTAAGTACACTTGCATCTTATCCAAATGGGCCTGGACTTTAATTCGATGGCTAGCCTTTACTGCGTTTTTATTCCCTTTGATTTTGCTTATTGAGTTGTAGACGTGGTTTGCATAAATATTAACCATTTCTATCTGAGCCTCATTGCGAACACCGGCTCTATTCTCTATATCTAGGCGCTTGCCCATTTCAATCAAACCTTTGTACGCCGCTTTTAAGTTTGAAAGCTCTGCTCGGCCCTCTTCCTGCAGCACAGACTTAAATCTTTCGTCATAGAGAGTTGTGGATATGCCCAGAAACTTCTGAATGACATCTCTTCCGGTAGCCCCCATCCCGAGGGTGTCCTCGCCTGTTGCGGCACTGTAAATGCCAACAAGGCCTCTGATGGCAGCGTTGAAATAAGGCTGATGCTTTATCGTGTTTTGCCAGAACCGGCGCGTTGCGATGTCTCCCGCTTCTGGGACAACTGCATTGGCATCCTCGTAGCCGTCTTCTTTAATGTTGTCCAGTCTGACGGACAGTTTGGCTCGGCTTATTTGCTCCAGGTCGCTTGCCCTTGGGTTGTCTCTGACAGATGGCAAGAAAAGGCTTGATGCGGCTTCTCCTGTAAACCCTTGTGATCCTAAAAGCGCCGCCCCTGTGTACTTAAGCTTTTCTAGCATGGACAGGTCTTCCATGCTCTTGGTTTCAGCCATTTGTATTCGACGCCACACATTTGGATCCATGAAGGCGCTGAATTGAGCCCCTCTCATAAACTCAGGGCCGCCAACATATTCGTCTCTTTTGCCCTTTAGTCTTCTTTTTGCATACCCTTTAGCCTTTTGTATTTTATACGCGGGCATAGGAAGTGCTCCAGGGTCATACTCTGTGCTGGCAAACATTCGCGTTGCGTCAGGAGTTCCAAGCATAGCCTCGACCACAGCAATCTGCGCCTTTGCAGCGCCTGCGATCATGTATGCTCGAGGAGTATGCTTGGTCAAAAGATTTGCAAACGCTTCATTTGCCCAAACAGTGTAGCCAATAAAAGGCATTCCAAAAGAAAACGGATTCGTCCGAAGCATTGCAGTGAACATGCTGACATCTGGGTAATCAAACATAACTTGGTTTGCCCGGATTACGGCATCTCGAACTGTGAAGTTATGGTTCTTCACAAGCTCATACGCATACGATGCGCGTCCAATGTCATCGATGGATCCATACGCCTGACGTCCCTTCTTGAGAGAAGCACTAATTGCGCGAGGGATGCTAGGGACCTCAAAAAGATTTTCCCTTTTTGGAATCTGCCCCGGACGGGCGGCGTCATCCGTTGCTCTAATCAAACTAATGTTATCTGCCAGACCATTCCATGCCTGATCTGACCCCATAAGGCCATCCAGCAACTTGCCCATAGCGCGGTTATTAAGGTCAGTGGAGTCCAAGGAGTTCATAAACTCCCCTACAGTGCCCTTGTTGTCTTTGCCTGCAAAAACGTCTACAAGGAAAGACTCCGTGGCTGCTCTCGCCGCCCCTGAATCCCCAAGCTCCACAATTAGATTTCCAAGCACGCCCTCTTCAACCATTCGTCGAATAACAGGGTCTGCGCTTTTGTCCCCAGCCCGAACCTTTTTCAATTCATTATGTACCTTTCTCCAATACGTTCCTCGAAACGGGATGTCTGCAGCAACAGACTGGAAGGTGTACATACCAATTAAGTTTCGGACCATTGTACCTGTGATTGGGTTTACAACAGCACCAATCTTGTACATATTGTTTATCTTAACCAGCGCACTTTCTTGGGCTTTTACAAGCACATGCTGCTGTGCGTAATACCTCGCCACACTCTTGTGAATGTAGAAGTCGGACATAGCGCCACCCGCTTGAACGGTCTCGGCATCTTTTAGTCCTGGTCGCTGGTATCGAACTGTTTTATCGCCAACCTTTAGCTCTTTTGTCTTTACCTCAAACGGGTTCTTCCAAAGCAGCCCAAATTCCGCCATTCTTGGCAGAGGAATTGCATCTCCTTTAACGTATGAATTTCGATTTAAACCTGAGTTGGTGTTTAATTCGTAATCAGACACCAAAAGCCCATTTTCCCTGAGCATTGTTTGGAGTCGAAGAACTTCTCTTCTTTGAACCAGCCCCACGTATGTTTTGGCCGCAGACTCTCTGTAGCTTGCAAGGCTTTCTAATTGCTGCTCAAAAGAAAGGTCTTTCGCCCACAGTCTTGTTTTAAAAAACCGTGCGTCTCCCTGCATGACAATGCCGTTTTGATCAAGGGTCTCCTTGGCCGTATCCATTAGTGTTTCAAGAGCTTTTACCGGGTTGGTTTTAAACGTACCCTTTCCGTTCTTTTTATCTACAAACTCCTGCACCTTTTTCTGGTCTGGGAATAGCTGCAGATATTTCTGAGCAACAGCGGAAACCTGAACCTTGTACTGCTCTGGGCTAATCCCGCGCCTTTCCTCGAAGGGCTTTCCTGCCTTCTCATCATCTAGCCATTTCTTATAGTCCCCAAGAATCCTAGTGATGTGGCCAGCTTCAGCCTCTCTCAAGAAGTAAGAGCTTACATAGTTAACAAGACGAGGAATGACTTCGTACCCTTGGAATTTAAGTGGGCTTTCTCCTACAACACGGGTATGATTTTCGTACTGTTGCCTTGTCTGTGTGGAAACCTTTTCATTTTCCCCAAGCTCTTTTACAGTTGCCCGAACAAACTTCTGGTCTGCCGCACTTATTCCCTGCGGCATTTCTCTGCCATGGGTTAGCTCGTTAATAGCAGCCGCCACACGGGCCGCTCTTTCCTGGGCCTGCTTTGTGTCTCCAAAGTCACGGAGAACCTTATATTTCTTTCTCCGACTAGGCGCTTCTTTCCGGTCCCAGGTGCCGCGAGTCGAAACAACGTCCATGTCCCTGACAATGACGCCCTTTGGCCGTGCGCTTTGAATTGAAATATCAAGAGCTTGCTGCCCAAGAATGAGATCCATTCCTACGGAAAAGATCTTACTAGATATTCCCTGCACCGTGTTATTAGCCACAGCAAGCATTTCCCGCTCTTTTGGACCCATAGAGGCATACGTTCTTTGGTTTCCATTTTCATCTAAAGCAGGTACCCATCGAATGGACTCTACGCCTTCAAGGGCATCTTGTTGAGTAATGGACCTAATGTCCTTCGCTTCAGCAACAAGGGCATCACGTTCTTGTTTAAGGGCTGCAAGCTCTTCTGGGCTTTTTTGTTTTTGTAGTCGCAGTTGCAGGTCTTCAATCTTTGCGACATCTTTGGGGTCTAAAGAAACGGAGTCTTCAATTTCTTTCTTGGTCAGTTGGTCTTGAAGCGTGGCGTCTATCTCCCCCTTGCGGGTTTTGATTTCTTCCATGCGCCCACGCTCATCAATCGCGTCTTCCCAAACGCCAGGACTGTCCTTATCTTTCCTACGCTTTACCTGAAGGCGCATTACGTCAGCAACGTCAATGGAAAAGCCACCGACGTCAATCTTTTCGCCAATAAGGCCGCGATGAATTAACTCTGCCGCAAACTGGAATTGATCTTCAGCCAAGGTCGTAAGGCCTTGCAAAAGCTCTCCTTCAGTTCCAAACTCCTCAGAAAAGATGCCAAGCTCCCTTAGAGCATTTGCAACATCCGCATTCCTTAAATCAAAATCCCCCCCAAGCAATTCTTTTGTAGCGGCCTCAATGTCCGCCTTTGCCAATTGCTCAACGCCACCGGCTCGCTGTATCTGATGGTAGACATCTCGTCCCAAAAGACTGCTGTTTGTGGCGGAATACATAAAAAGGTGCTCGAGAAATTTCCCAAAACCGCTTTGGTGGTTCTTTGCAATCTGATGGTGCAGTCCGTAATTAACTACGTCTGAGTACCAGCTTGGTATATTTGCAAAAGAAAAAGGCCTCTCCATAAACTCAGCAACTGCCAACCCATAGTTAACAGCACGAGTGTTTTTTGAAGCCGCAGACACAAGAGCATCTGCCTTTTCTCCCAGAAGATTTCTTCTTGCAACTTGCGCGGCACCGATAATTCCAGTCTGGAAGCGACCCCTGTGTGGAGCATTTTTAATGGTAAGCTCTAAGCCATCCCCAAACACTCTTGAGGTGACATACGCTTTGGAGGCACTTCTTCTCTCTGCCATGTTTACAAAGTAATCTATGTAATTATCTGAAATGCCAAGGGCCTCATAAACAGCCGCGTTCTTTTCCCCTCGATGTGCAAGCTGCTCCGCAGTGCTTAGGCGGTTTTGTTGCGCCATTAAAGCCTCTGGCGTCGTATTATTCTTTGCGGCCATCTCATCAAGGACAGTCCGTAAATTCTTAGAGACCGGAGCGTTTTCTGCTCGATACACGAGGTCTTGAATCAAAGCTGCCTCAGACTCGCCAAGCAGTTCAAGATACACCCTGACATCTGTTTCGCCAGTAGAGGCTATTCTCCGAGCGTAATCTTTTGCTGCCTCTGCGTCTGTGCGGAGATGGGCAAGCAGTTTGTGATTGTTGGGATGGTCTGTATTCCAAAAGGCCTTTAGGGCCTCTCTGAGCTTTCTAATACCAACCGTGTCTTTGTTTGCAGCACGATTACTAATATCAGCAGCAATTTCTTCCCTTCTCTGGACTTCTTCTGGAGGCGGAGTTCTTCTTGGGGATTCCCCGGCCTGCTGAGATTTTATTTGAAGCTCTTCTTTTAGGCCTACCTCGAGAGCATCTGCCACATCTCGAGCAAACTGCGCCTTGTCTCTATACGCACGCGCAGTAGGATCATTTGCCTCTGCAAGCTCATCTGCTTTCGCCTCAAACTCTTGGGCTTCTCTTCGCTTTTGGTTTATTGTGGGCTGTACGTCATCCCCACTAATGCGAATTACATTCTCTGGACTGTCTAAACTAGCAGCGGCTTCCTTTTTCCTGCTAATAGGGCTGCTTGCTAATTTCTCCGCGTCTTTAAACGCTTCCATTTGAACTTCTTTTGCGGTTTTGTACTGCGCTTTGTACTCAGTCATCCCCTCTACATAAAGAGCTTTAGCGCCAGCGACATCTCCCTCTTTAAATAATTCAAAGGCTTGTGATACTTTTTGAAGCGCAGGGCTTGCCTCTATCGCAGCACCCACTGTGGTAACCCCATGCTTTATAGCGGGTTTTACTGCAAGCTTTGAAATGCCAGCAGACCCCATGGCGACATTAAGGACACCAAAGAGCGGGTAATTATTCCAAAACTCTTTTCCTTCCGCTACTAGCTTTGGGTCTCCAATGCCAGTCGCCCCTGCAAAAGAAAGGGTAAAGTCATGCCACATCATCTCAGGGCTCATAGACTCTGCCATTCGTTGGGCATACTCTCCAACAACTGTATCAAACTCAGAAGCTTGTTGCCGGGTGGCAACTTCTGTGAACACCTGGGCCATAATTACCCCGGCTTCGTTTTGGAACGCCTGTCCAAAGGCTCCAGCCTTCGCAGCCTCCCCAATTCGCTCTGAACTAATTCCTAATGCTTTTCTGTAAGTATGCTCACGAAGCTCATTTTTAAGCGACCACGGGTTCACGCCCGAACGGTAATTTGAACCTGCCCCTTCCCACGGAGCGACCTCGGATTCGCCTCGGTAGTGCTTCAACCACTCTTCCTTGGCGTCGTCTTGGGCTTTTCGCATCGCCCAGCCTTCCTTGGGGGGCCTAATTGGGCGGTAGCCTTGGAGGAAGAGGCTATCTGCATTATCTGGGTCTATCGCGTCTGCCCAACTTAAAGCTGATGAAAGTTTTAGCCTTTCAAAAATAGCCTCTTTGCTCCAGTATGGGGAATTTGGGAAAGCCCCGCGAAGGGCTGATTCTTGCACGGCTCGGCGGCTCTTTACCTTTTGCGCCCGCTCGCGGGGTGAGTCCAGAACTCCAATGTTGGCTTCCATAAGTTCTGAGCCAGCAAGCTCTGCACGAACTCGCTCGGCTGGAATGCCTTCCATAAATTCTGCGCCAGCGAGCTTTGCAGGAACTCGCTCGTAATACACTTTATTGATGTGCTCCCAAAGGCCCTTTTGGTAAGGGATTAAATTCTTTGGATCTAGGATGTATTCAATGTCAGAAGGCATCATTTTAACTGTTTCAAAGCTGCCTTCCTTTGGGTTGTGGGAACGCCCTCCTATACGGGCATAGAGGGCAAACATTCCTGATGTCCGAGCAGCCGCAACACTAGGGTCTCTCATTACCGCGAAGGTATCTTCGTACACTCGGACTTTCTGCGCCTCTACAGATTTAGGGTCTGCGTTTAATGACGCCCCTCTTAAATCAATTACTTGGTTTGCTTGCTCTGCATTAAGTATGTTTGCGTAATTAACATCTCCGGTGACCTCACCTCTGTTTCTAGCTCTCCCTTGGGTAGCGGCCAAAAAGCCAGAAACCGGGATTGTTGGAAGAAGAGTGGTCAGTTGAAGCAACTGCGTAGCAAGCTTTCCGCCAGTGCCTGTCACGTTTTCGGACTGAACAAACAGGTCCTGTGGCTTTATTTGCTCCTGCGCTCCCAGATACTTATTTAAATATTTAAATGCTTCGTTTCTTGTTTCTGCGTCAAATGCCCTCGTAGAGTTGGAGAGAAGCATTTCTGCATACTCATCTAGCGTGGGAGATTGATATGTTTCATTTTCTGCAATTGGGCCTTCTTCAACCCGTTTTTGGCCTTCGAGTTCTGGAGAATCCGTGTAAGCACCTTTTGGGCGGACTCGCATTCCGCCTTTTGTTAAAATAGTAGAGCCTGATGCCTCTGGGGTGGCTCCTTGCTCAAAAAAGAGAGCATTAAAGCTATCGATGCCTGCTTCTACAAAATTAAAATCACCCATTGCCCGAAATGCATTACGCATTGACGTCAGGTCCTTGCCGTACTTTGCATCATTTGGCCGGTCAGATTCTTTTGCATTGGACGCTTCTTCTACGGCGGCAGCAGCCATAGCCTCTAGGGCCAACTGGCGCTCAACTTCACTCCCGTATGAAACAGTCTCAATAACTTGTCTTGCTAAGTTCAGCTTTGGGTTTGGGCTTTCTCCCGCATCTAAATAAAAGCGTCTTTTATTGACTACAGTAGAGGGGCGCTCTGACTTAACATCATCCTCAAAGAAAGGGTCTGAGTATCCTGCCCCGGCATCAGGAGACGTAAATGGTCCTGGGTATATGGGGTCTTCTTGGACTGGAGTTGGCCCAAACTCACGGCTTTGCCCAGCCTGCCATGCAAACGATGACTTCCATGTGGACGCAAATTTCTTGGCATCTTCCGCTGAATCAAATTCAATGTAATTCCCTTCAGCTACTGCGGTGTAAGGATCTCTGTCCTCATACAAACCTTTCGTTGGATTATTATACCGCATTGAAGGGTAAACAATATGCGCCTCTTTGCCGTTAATGTGTATCGGCTTTTCTGGCGACGTGTACATCAATCGGTGCGTAAGCTCTAAGTCCTCATCTGAAGTTCTATGGTCTGTCCACTCCCCTTCTGGGCTAATAAATTTCTTAGGATACTTCTTGGGGTCTACAATTCTCCGCACAAACGGAATATTGCTGTTTTTTTGAATGTGAACATCTGGGTTAAAGGCAACTGGACCGGCCTCAACTGCTTCCACAAACTCGTCTACTTCACTAGTCCCGTCCTGCAAATACGAAATAGATGGACCCTGGTCAATGGGAACTACATCTAATGCCTCGCCAGTCTGGGCCTGTATGGGCTCTGGAAGCGGCTCTGGCTCAGCCTGGAATGCGTGTAAAGGGGCAGCTTGGTATTGGTACTCTGGGGTGTCTTCATAAGGGTTTTCGGCAGGCCCTTCTATAAAGGCGTCTATGACAGAAAGAGGACCCGGCATCTCCACTGGAGGGCTTTCTGGCACATACTCCACAGGCTGTGGCTCAGGCAAATCTTGAGCAGCCTGGTGTGCAGCCATCTCTGCTCTAATTAATCGCAACTCCTCCTCTTCCTCTTCCGTGAGGGGGGTTTCGTTAAACTGAACCATTGCTATTTAACTCCTTAGCGCACGGGTTTGGGGACCAACTCTGCATGAATTTGCGCTAGCGAGTCGCCTCTGTCCAAAGCTGCGCTTATTTGGGCGCTGTTTATTTTCCCCTGCGGGTCTAGTGCTTTTTTGATGTCATTCATTAAGCCGGATGAGTTCCTACCCTCTGGCATAACCCCGGCTTTTACGGTTCCGAGCCGATTCCATGTCGTTTTTCCTTCCAGCGTTCCCCAATAACCTGTTTCCGCTTTGGCTTTTGGTGCTGCCCATTCAGGAGCATCTCTGTTCGTTGATTGCCGCACCGCCCACGCCTGATTTCTTAACACCATCATCGCCTTGGGACTCTTTTTGAGTTGAGCATAGACTCTGCCTCTGGCGGCAATTCTTTTGTCATGAGGCTGCGTAGTATCTCGCATGATTTGTACGTCTTCTTGATTGGGTACCGCACTGAGATACGAGCCCTTGAGCTTGTTAATCACTCTCGGGAGTATGGTGTCTGCAGTAGCGGGGTCCTCAAGCTTATTCATGTAATCTGCTTTATTTGCTCCAGAATCTCTACCGTGAGTTACTCTGTAAGCAGATATATCAGATCTGCTAAGGGCTGCTATTTTGCTTTCTGGGTCTATCTTAAGATAACTTCTCCCTTTGTTGGCAGCCGCTGCACTATCTATGGCCCGTTGTTTTCGCCTTGCAAGCTCTTTTTGTTGCTCCTCGGGTGTTGCGTTGCCAATAATGCCCGGTGAACTACCAACATTTGGATTGCTCATGGCCTCTTTATAAAGCAAATAGGCTGCAGCGTGATTCTTTGCATCATTGGCTCTGCCTCCTGCTCCGCGACCTCCAGAGCCGCCTCCCGTTTTAGTTGGTGTAGGCACTTTTCCTATCGCAGTAGATGTCTCAGAAATGGCGAGAGATCTGCCTTCATCAAGCCTAGCCCGCAGTTGGTCTGCAGCAGCAGCGTCCATTCCAAGCTTTAAAGCATGGGCTGCAATTAAAGCATCTCGAGCAGGGCTTTGGGGAAGAGCAGCAAGGGCTTTCTCAAAATTACTAAGCTGGTCTCTAAGAGCCGTTGCTTGCTGCCGCTGCTCTTGGGACAGGTCTTTAAAATAGTCGATAGCCTCTTCTCGCTGGACCATTTTTCTTTCAAGCGGAAGAGTTATTTCGTTTCCTGGAGGAACTTCACCCTCTGCAAGATTTTTGTAATGCTTTCCTTCATAACCAAAATCAGAAGTCTCGGGATCTGACACTTCATACGCAGGCCCTCCGCCTGGAATTTGAACCACATTTACAGCAGGCTTTGGTTCTTGTGTTTGCTCATAGTCTACCATCTTTGTTTTTGGGCCAAAGTGAGAACTCATCGCAGCTTTTCTTACACTGGAGTCTACGTTGGAAAGATTTCTAGTAAGGGCATTAGACCCTATTTCCGCAGCGGCTGCTGCGTTTGCGTGCTGCTGTTTTTTTACATTATGTTCGTGTTGCTTTACGCCCAAGTCATGCGTCTGCTGAAATTGCCGATTTGACTCTACAAATTTCTTCGCCTCTAGCTCTGTCTTTTCTTTGCCACCAAACCACTCATAACTTGCCGCATTTACGGCCAAAGAGCCTAATGTTTTGGCCATTGTACTAAGGCCTGCATTTAACAGTTGATAGCCAGGGTTTGCCAACCTTCTTTGGTGGGCCAACTCTCTAGCGCGAATTTCATTGGGGTCTCCCCCTGGATCCCTAAAACGGGCCATTTTAAACCTCCAATGCTACTAACCTGGTTGGTCTGTATCCAAAGCCGCCGCAATTTTAGCAAGAGTCTCTAGCAGCCACGCTGCAACTTCATCCGAATCTTTCCCTCCTGCCACATCTGACATCGCCATCCCAAGAGCCACCATAATAGAAGCCCCGTATCCCTGGTCATCTTCTCCTTCGTACTGGGTCTCAATCATTCCCAAAAGACCGCTAACGTAATTGGCCACATCATCACCAAACATAGTGGCAATGCCCAGACCCGCTTGATTCAATTCGTTTTCAAGCTTTGCCCCATCTTGCTCTAGGGCTAAAAGCTTTGTGTAGGTGTCAGCTTCGAGCCCCCACTTATTAACTAGCGCCTGAAATTTTTGCAGGTCAAGGCCATATTTCTCAAGGTCTAGGGCAGCAATATCCCCTTCAGCAATGAATTTCTGAATTGCCACTGTGAAGTTCTTAATGCCTAGATCTGCAGCCATTTGGTTTAACTTTTCCAAATCCATGGCCATTGTTTCAAGGTCTTTAAACTGTTGAGTTACGCCCTTCATTTCTTCAAGCATTTGAGCGTAATCAGCCTCAACGGCCTCCATGTCCTTTACCTCTAAGTTCATGTACTCAGAAGCCATCTGCTGCAAGGAGCCCGAAATCGCAGTATTGATGTTCATGGTATGGGCGGCAGAGCCAAAGGTCCCTGCCATCGCGGCTTGTCGATCTAACCCCATAAGAACTTGCTGCAAGTGTGTTGCATATTTTTGGTCAAGAAGCTCTATGGCTTGTTTCTTTTTGTCCTGGTCGAGGCCAATGGTATTGCCACCACTTTTTTCAAGATACTTGTTAACAAAATCCTCAATCGCCTGTACGTTCTCTGTCCCAAGTGTAGGGTCTACGCCATCGTAAGGATCTGGAGTTTCAGGGACTTCCGGCTTTTTAATCGTTGGAGACCCAGGCGAACTGGGAAGACCGGCATCAAGCCCCTCCTGCATTTCCTCTACACTTTTTGCCTCATACCCCGCCTCATTACTAACCTCTAGCTCATCTAGCTCTTTTAATGCCTTAGACACCTCATCAGCAGCAGCCTGCACTCCCTTTCCTGTTTCCTCGGTCTCCTCTTCCGCTGCCTCCTCTTCCGCTGCCTCCTCTTCCTCATCTTGCCCAAATGCCTCATCAATCGCCTCCTCTTCCTCTGTCTTTTCGTCAGATTCATAGAATAGCAAGGACTTGGGGCGTTCTAGCTGTGTGAGGTTGGACATCCCAAGAGCTTTATTTGTTTCCAAGATTTCCTGCGGCGTCATGGTTGCGAGCACATTGTATCCTCTTGTGGGATCAAACGCTCCCTGAGTAACAACAGGCCGTCCTGTGGCAGCTTGTCCGCTGGTAACAACAGGTCGCCCTGTAGCAGCTTGCCCGCTAGTGACCTGCGGTGGCTGTTTCATGGCTGGCGTAAGCTTTCGCACAGAAGGTGCCGTAGGGGTCATTCCTGGGATCCCAACAGGCGTTTTGCTTTGCTGGTAGCTGCTCGCAGACTGCTGGGCAATTTGTCTGCCCACAGGCATGTTTGGGTTATACCCACCGCCAGAAGCAAGGTTTCTCTTTGCCCGCTGCTGAGTACCAGGAGTTGCGCCCATTCCAGTCTGATTGCTGGGTCCTTTTGGAAGTGGTAGTTTGGTTACCATAATAACTCCTAAGTAATGTGCGGCGTGCTAAGTCGAACGGTAAGAGAAACAGTTGGCGGTGTTGCAGTCCCAGTGGCATTGTTTTGAACAATCAACCGAATGTAATGATTTGCATTAACAGTCGCATTGGCGACATTAGAAAGCGTCAAAATCGTCTGAGAGTACGAGGCGTGGTAACACGAATGGGTTACCCCGGCAGCAACATTTGTCCACGCAGAAATATCATCCGCAGCATCTGTTCTCTGAAGAATAAAGGTTAAATTTTGGCCTGAGTTAAAATCAGGATTATTGTCCACCACAATAACTGGATTTGACTTAAAGGTCATCGTAGCGGGTATTTTAACCACGCTCCCCGTTAAAACATTGTAATGGTCTGCGGTGACAACTGCCCCAGCAGAAGCTGCCCCGGAAGAAGCGGTTGCTCCAACAGATTGATAGCCAGTCAACAGGCCCGCGTATGTCGCCGTGAGACCAGTTACCGGAGAGCCTGGAGTAAACATGGCTGTGTCTATATGCTTCCCAGTGGCAGTAAGTACCAACTCTGAATTTGGATACGCTAGGTTATCGTGGTCAACATTTCCATTTAAAACGCTAGCAATTGCACCAAACTTGGAATTGTGCATCGCTGCGTTATGCAGATCTCCGTCGCTATCCCCGGTAATCGTGATGTATCCCATTTTAACCTCTTGTTCCTACGCAGTATAGATTATGATTGCTCTCTTTGGGAACCACCTTTTACATTCCCAAGTACGCGAATCTCAGAAATCTCCAATCGGTGTGGCTCAGATGTATTAATAGAATACAAGTCCACATAAGCGGCCCTGCCGTCCTCGTCTGGGGCATTTACCCTTGCATACGCCTCAACGTACTCAGAACTAAGGAGAGGGGCGCTGCTGCCAGCAGGAGACTCGCCTAAAACCATCTCGTTGAGCACAGACTTTGTATTCTCGCTAAACCCTTGCTGCGAGTTAATTATTGTGTCTGTAAACTCTACATCGGTTTCAGTAGCATCAAATAACTTTAAACCCTCTCCCTCAGACCTAACAGTGGCCAACAGGGAAGAGGCGTTTGGGTTATCTTCTACATTTAAGCCAAGCTGCTTTCTCCGCACAGCGATATCTGTGCAAATAATTCTCCCGTCTGAATCTACTCGACCAACTCGGCCCAATCCAATTAAAACAGGAAACGCATCTCCCTTTACCTCAACTACGTCTTCAGACCCGTCTGCCTCGTAAGTCCCCGCAGTAATCACATCCTCTCTTCCGCCAAGTTCATAAATCTTATCTGGCTTTGTATTCCCACTTGCGTCATCACTCGGACTGCTTGAAAAGAAAACACGCTGTTTTCCCTTGTAGGTATACTCCGTCATATTAGTCCAGTTAAGAAGATTATACTTAGTTCCTGTACTGGTCGGAGCCGCTGGTTTAGACGGAGGAGAAGGACCAAAAGAAGCCCCTGGAGTAAGGGAGGTTGCGCTGTATTCCGGCTGGGCACCAGAGCACCAAATAGACCATTTGCCAGGCCCCGCTCCTTCAAGCATGTCTGCATAATTAAATATCCAGACCATATTGTTTTTAGGAGAATCATTTGCTGGCAAACTAAGCATAATCTGTTGCTTTCGTTTGTCGTTAATACAAATGGCTCGATCCATCGCATTTGAATTCACAAAAAATGGATACCCAATGTTGCTAGCCTGGAGCTTCTTTTCGTTAGCTCGAGTAATGCTTGGACGAGTTCTGCTAAACCAAAGCCCATCCATTTCATACGATATTTTATTTATCGTATTTCCGTCTGTCATGTAGCAGCCATCAGTTGCCACAAAAAACAAGTAATCTTTAAAGTAGCAAAACGCTCGAGAGCCCACTAATGAAAGCTCTGCAATGCGTACTCGTTTTGGACTGTTGCTACCGTGATTAATTATTTTATAAACATTTTGATCTCCAAAGACCACCAGGTTTGTCCCAACCCCCACCGTGGCAGTAACATCTTCATTAAAGACCCAGTAAAAACCACCGGGGTCTGTAACAGGAAAACTTCTCCAAAGAGCAGGCTCAGAAACCAAAATTGAACTAGCGTCAATATTCACTCGGTTTCTCTGCAAGTTAAGGGTCTCTTCCGGGGGATTTGAAATATGAATCTTGTCAGCCTGAGAAGGAACATCAAAGCTTAACGCGCAACTGTAAGTTCTTTTAAAGCCTGAAATAACAATTTGATCAAAAAAGTAGGAAAACGTGGTCGGCTTTAAATCGCTAAGTATGTACGACATAACTAAAGGAAAGTTCCCGCTCTCCAACACATTGGAACGAACCTTAAAGTTATCACCTCGATTTAACAAATGGGTGACCACCTGATTGCTAGGCTTCAATATCTCCACTTCCCACAAAGCCCCAATGCCATTGCAGAAATAAACAAACCGACCTGCTGCAACAAAGTTGTACTGAGATTTTGGGAAATAGCCCTCAGAAAAGGGAGGAATCGACACACCATCAACAACCGTTGGGTGCGGACTTCGAGTCTCAGAGTACGGTCCAGTTAATTGATACCAAGCTCGAGCTTCTCCACCCTCTCCAAATACAATTAAATAAACACGGTTTTCAGATTTACTGCCAAGTATAGAAAATAAAAATAACTCATCTTCTAGCATGTATGTAAATAGCCCCTGGCACCGAAAATCAGTCGCTGCAGGGGACCCAGACAAAGAGCTTGCAGGGTCTGCAAACGGGCGAACGCCTGGGCGCTCTCGATACATTCCCCGGTCTGAGATGTCTACATTAAGAAGGAGATCTGGAGCATCTGGGGCAGTAACTTCCCGCGTATCCATCCCTTTAAAGGGAGGCTTGTACTCCGCGATAACTGGCGATGATGGCCTCATTTAGTACTCCCATCGCATTGAATCTCTTTGTTGTGGCTGCTGGCGCTGACGCTGACGACAACCCATCTTTAGGTTTGAGTCGTACTCCCCAAGCACTTCTTGATACAGCGCAGATAATTGTGAAATGTCTTCACCCTTTGCGCTTTTAGCTTGGATTGCAGCCTTGTACACAATTGCAGAATGGAACTGGGGCAAAAACCCACCCAATAGCTCCTGGTCCTTATCTATTAGGTCAGGAAGCTGATCAGGAGTCCACCGCATATAAACATAAACTTCTTTCTTTGGTATGGGTCGAATAGAGAACTTCTTGCCCATAAAGAACGCCTGCACGGTACCGCCACCGCCAAAACTAAAGCTAGGGATGTCAATCAACGAATCTATGGAGGTTGCTCCTTGTAGGCTCGTGCTTGAGTTAACGGCGCTTGTAAACCCGGTAGACTCCATATTCGTTCTACGGGGCATATTAAGCTGTGCAGGGGTATTGTTTACGCTAATGTCTTCGTCTTTACCTAGAAGACCCGCGTACCAAATTGCCATAGGCAAACCAGACAGTTTTACGTTTAGGTCTACTTCATTTGCATTCGCATCGTAAGTGAACCTGTCTGTAATCTGAAATATCTCCGGGCCGTAGTTTACTACCCGGTGGTACATATCTAGGTTTGCATCAGAGAGAAGATCTAGTAGGTATTGCTCAGTCCAACCACCAGAGCCGTCCACCTTCCCACGGCGTTGCAAATATCCATTGAGTCGGCGTACAGCGTTTTCTACATTCATTACGGTATAATAATGCTAGAGGTGGTTTTATTTCGGTCAAACGCTGACCCAAAGTATTTACCACCGTGGTTTGGCCCTGAACCATCTTCGCCTAAGCAAAAATCCATGTTCTCGCCTGAAGCTCTTTTCCAAATCCAGAAGATGTCGTTAATTCGATCGTCCGCTTCATTTAAGGCATTCTTCATGTTTGCCTCATCTTCTTTCTCTTTCATCTCTTCCATCCGCTGAATAGCTGCGTGACGACCCTCGCGCCAGTCGAGAATCAATACACGCAACGAATCCAGATGGACTTCAGCAGGGATCCCGAAGGACCCAGCCTCACCAGGAACCTCAACGGTCATAATGGTGAAGATGGGCTTTTTCCCCCGGTATCTCTCGTTATTTGGCTTTTGCCCGAATACAACCCAACGATTTAACTGAACTCCGTCGAAGTTCTTCTCCACAAAACGTAGATAAAACTCCTCGTCAGGCAATAAGCCATCTAACCCATTAGCGCGTGTCTCCCACTCTTTGTGGGGTCCGGCATCGCTAGTGGCTACAAGGTGCCGGAAAAAATCTAACTCTTGACGAATTAGATCATCCCGGTTTTCCATCATCGGAAGCATAGTCACCTTTATGCGTTAGTGAACCGTGGTCCAGCTACAGGCTTGGCAAAAACAGTACAAGTGTACCGACCATTACCTGAGTTGACAGTGCTGCCAGGATCATTCGTCAATTGAAGAACCCGACCAGTCGCCCCGCCAAACTGCATTGTTGCATCAGTTCCATTAAGAGGAACAACATACTCATCAACGCCAGATGTTGCGCTACCAGTAACGTACCCATCCACAAAAGCATCAGCGTCAGGCCCGTCTTCATGAAGGTAACCAATGTCAATTACGCAATCTGCTGAAGTAAACGCAGTCACGATATTGATTCGGATTTCCACAATTTCCCATGTAGTCCCCATAGACGAAAGGACTGGAAATCCAAGCCCAGCATTGTCTACTTTTGTAAAATAAAGCGTCCCATCCTTAGCCCCAGTAGGGCCTTGGCAAAGCGCAAAAGCTGTAGGTGCCACATAAGCAGCTTGGTCACTGGACCCTCGAGGTCCTGTTCTCATAGAATCATTAGCCATTTTATTGCTCCTTTAAGCAAAAACGTCTTTGCCCGCAACAGGGGCAAGTCGCATATAGAAAAATAAACTCGGACCACTTGTCACACTGGCAGTTGGTTGGACTACTGGAACGTCTCCAGCATTCAGAAAAGGAACCCCGTCAGAGTCCACATTGCCGCTTCCTGCTGCAACATAAGAAAGTGTTTGCGCTCCTCCACGGGAAGTGGAAACCTCAAACTTTACAGCAGGAGTCGCAGGGATGTTTAGCGCATCAATATATGCGTTACCCTCTCCGCTAACCCCAACGTCA